CCTTTCTTGATATCATGTCCATCTGCAATAGAGATACTCTCGACCAGTGCAAGATAGATTGCTCTTTCTTTACACCATTTCTCTGTAGTATCTATAAGCCATTCATCTGATGTGGGAGTCAGTTCAATATCGTTTAGATAGGTTACTATCTCCTTATAGGTGTCATCATTTATATCTTTTCTCTTCTCACATTCAATACTTAATATCTCTTTCGTAGGGCATTTATCATAGGAAACAATAAACTTGGCACACTCATCAAATATTATTTTTTCATGTGTCTTGTCAAAGTAATCTGGTTTTAGAAAAGGTAATACCTTTCTTGTATACTCCTCATTCGTAACTAGATTCTGAATGATAGTATTTTCAATAGTTTCCATTAATTATAATGAAGATAAGTGCTCATGATATATTTTGGTTTCCCTGACTTTACAGGCAATCCGATGTGTGGATACTGCCATGTAGGTGGAAACACTAATACTTTACCAGTTTCTGGCTTAACTGTCAAGTTATGATAAGGAAATGTAGTCTCACCGCCTTTAAAATCATCATTCAGATAAACAAGAAAGGCAAGATACCTTTTTGCACTCTGATGATCTTGAACGTCTACATGAATATCAAACTGATCGTCTGTGCCTGGATCGTATTTTTTGATTCTTAGTTCTTCAAAATATACTTTGTCTGGAAACCATTCTGTATATGCTGGTAATTCTTTCTTATATTCTTTTAAACCTTCCAACACTTTATAACACAGAAGTTGTGTAAATTTTTGATAGCCTTTCTCTGCCAATTCATTTACATTGACCTGAGTAAACTGAGGTGTAAGAAAATTATCTATTCTTTCCTTAGTTTTGGCACCATCAAATGTGTCTATAAGAGTTTTACATACGTCTGGAGTAAACAAGGGATATGTTCTAATGAACTTATCCATAACTAAACTCTTCTCTGGCTGTTTCCTCCAATTTTGCCATAACTTCTTCGGTAAAATACTCGTCAGGGTTCGCAAGAATTTGTTTTCCGTAGACTTTTTTGCCGTTGACTTCGTATCTGCCTGCGACATTTTTCCAGAGTCCACCAAGTTCTCCTAGTTCTAAAAGTCCATAGTATCTATCTAAACCACGTTCATCATAGTAGAGTCTGATCTTAACAGTTTTATTCTCTTTACTTAGACGCGACTTAGCAGTCTTTGCTTTGATAATATTTCCAACGACTTCAGTTCCTTCCTTTTCTTTAGCTTTACTGAGATAGATGATTGTACTTGCTGCGTACTTGAGACCACTACCTCCACCCATTTCTTTTGTAGGGACGTAAGAACCGATGACATCGTAAGTATGGTTTGTAACTATGAGAGGAATATTTGCTTGTCCAAGTTTAAGAGTCAACATTCTAAATGCACCTTTGACAAGTTGTGATTTAGTCATGTCACGAACTTGTTTGTCATTCAAGGCATCAGTAATCTCTTTCTCAGTTGAAAGCATACCGAGAGAATCAAGTACAAACATACATGGTTTACGTTTGTCTTCATCTGTCTTAAGGTATATATCAACAGCCTTCAATGCTTTTGATCTAAACTCTTCAATAGTTACCACATTGACAACCACGAGCCTTTCGAGATCAATTCCTCTAGACTCAAGGAGTCCTCTGTTGACAGCGGCTTCTGTATCAAAATATAAACAATACCCATCAGGATTATTGTCAAGAAAATTTTTAACCATAGCGAGGCTGAAAAAAGTCTTTCCAGTAGAGCTTTCACCAGCAATAGCGGTAATCTTGTTACGAGATACACCGCCAAATATAGACCCTGATACAAGCCCGTTAAAAATGTACGAACCTGTGTCAATAAATGTTTCAGTTGATTCTGCCTCGGAGGCAAGTTGGGTGTACTCATCTCCAATCTCTTTTACTATTTCTTTTAAAAAATCCATAATGATTTACGCTTGTTATAATTCTACCACATTCCACAATAAATTACCACTAATTGATATTCTTGGTTCTTCTGTGTTATAAAATGGGTACACTTGATGATGTAGGCTTGATGGGAATACCATGATAGTTCCTTCCATCTCTGGGCTCATGAGGATAGGATACTCAATAGTATTTCCTAAAATATCAGTATATGTAAACTGAAAATCTGATGCAGCTTTAGAATGAAAAGTTAAATTGTGTTGTTCCTCATAGTGTGTGGGAATCTTCATCCATACTACAAATGATGTGATGCCTGTGTGTCCGTGTTCTGGATTGAACTCAGTTGCATATTGATAGTTGACCCACCAATTAAGCCTAAACTCAGGTTTATACTTCAGATCTAATCTTGGGTCAAGATCTATAGGAGGGAAGTAATGTTTAGGATCATCATCTAATAATTGTTGAGTCAAAGGTCCTACAACTTCATCTCTGAATTTGTTATTGACATCCTTTAGTCCTAAACTACCAGTTATATTTCCAGCAAGTCTATAACTATAGTCATTACTATCATTGACATTATCCTTTTCTGCTTGTTCTACACAAGACCAAAGATAGGACATCCAATCGTCACTAAGTTTTGTTTTGTGTAATGGCATATTGGGTAATTGGAACCCCTCCCAAGCCACGTCACTCATATTATTATATGGCTTAGGTATGTTACTCATCTCTCTTTGGATAATAAACTTCTACATAAGATTCACACTTAGGACAATGAAGGTTAGTTACGAAACTATACTCCATATCTTCAAAATCGTCAAGGTCATGATCTCCACCCCAAATCAATTCAGTGTTGCAATGCCAACAGTTCATTTCTTAAAAACTCCTAACTTTGCTAGAAGATATACTGATAGTATTGTCCAAAATACAACTTCTAATCCAACATTGTTCATTGATACTGCTCCAAATCACATTCTACCATTATCTCGCCCTCGTGTTGAACACGTTTAGGTTGACCTATTTTATCTAGGATCTCAACAGGTATTTTCTTAAGAGTAATGTCATAGGGTATAGGTGCATTTGCCACACATACCCTAATACATTCCCATTGTTCTTCAGTAAAAAAATTGTTATGATACATTATATACCTACAATCTTTCTTTGTCTTTCAAAGTAGTTATGGAGAAGCCATGAACTACTATTTTTTTTATCTGTTCCTCCTACACCAAACTCCATCTCAACTCTGGGATCATTACCAAACCTATCCATTTCTGGTGTGTTAGATTTGCCTCTGTCTCCACCATTAGCAAAGACTACAGTTTGTGCAATCTCTAAACATCTTTCGATTGCACTACAAGCTGAACCATACTCGTCATCTTCCACAGTGATCACGGCATCTACAACGTCAAGATGTCTGATAATCTCTGCACGTTCTTTCCATGACATAAAGTATTGACCCTTCTTATTAGTCAACCATTCTTCTGTATTCAATCCAACTACCAAGTAGTTTGTAAGATCTTTTGCTTGCTCGAAGTAAGCAATGTGGCCACTATGAAGAGGATCAAAACCGCCTGTGACTAGAGTGAGTATTCTCTTCTTAGTCATCAAACTCTCCTTTTCTAGCTAAGTATACTTTAACATCATTATACTGTGTTTCTATACTTTTTGCAAACCAGTTGGCAGGGTCTCTAGATTCAAAGACTTTCATCTGTCTATCAGAGAATATGCCGTCATCTGTCCAGCATACAATGTATCGTGTCATGAGAAGAATGATTCAAGTGTGTTCTTGCGTTCGGTCTCCCAACCGATGCAATCAAGGATAACCTTTACAGGTTCCATAAATGACTTATTGAACTGTAGTTCATAGTCAATATGTTTATCTAGGTCAAGTTCTGTTGGGAAATCTTGAATGAAAGATATAACATTTTCGTGCATCCAATTTGGTGTCTTCAAGTAGCAGAACTTGATCTTCTCACCATTTTGAATAGCAGCATATTTATTAGTCAACTTCTTCTTCTTTGTGTAGTGATTATATAAGATTGCACCACGAACATGAATGGGACATCCCTTGTGATACATGTCCGTAGATGACTTCCATTTCTCTACGTTTGATAGACTACGAGGAAAAGCAACTTCCTCTGGTGGTAATGATTTAAACTCTGCCCTACACTTCTCAATATAGTCGATCACTTCATCTTCTGTTCCCGACATCAAAAGTTTGAAAGCATCTTTCAAGAACTTACGACATGGTGCAGGGGTAGAAGTTTTGATTGCTTCAATACCCATGATCTTAAGTTTTGCCTGTTCATATCTCACACCCTCACTATCCCATACGTTGAGAATATATCTTTTCTTTGCAGTCCAAATACCACGATCAGCGATATTCTCCCGCTTCATGATCATCTTCTGGTCGTAGGCGTTGACGTATTCGGCCAGTTCTTGGTAAGAACTCTCAATATAAGGCTCAAGTTCCATTTCACACACCTTATTAAGGAACGAGACGATGCTTTCAGTAGTCGCTTCTCGGCTTTCGTATACACGGTCAACCAAAGGACCCATATGCAAATAGATAGAATCAGTATCACTAGCAATAACATAATCTTTATCCTCCGTTTTTAAGATAGTATTCATTTTTTTATTCATTTTGTTCTCAATCCATCGGATTGATACCTGTCCAGATAGAGTGATGGCCTCTGCGTTCGCAAGTTTGTAATAACGAAAGTATTGATTACCAATAGCGCCATAAGCACTATTAAGGGCGATCTTCTTGGACATCTGGACGTTGTTGCATCTTGCAATCTCTTTTTCCAGTTCCTTAGTAGGGGTTTTTTCATAGGCTTTCTTTGCTTTGATCATCCTCTTCTTGAAGATGACACGTTCGTTATACATCTTCTCCATCAACTCAGGGAGAAAACCTTTCTTTTCCTTACTAAACATTGCACCATTGGCACAAACTGCATAGTCCTTGTACATTTCAAAGGTAATCTCTTGATTGAGAAGTTTCTCCACCGTAGCACTAGGATGTTTCTTTTCCTGTAGTGTTTCTGGGGAGATATTGTACTGCATGATGAGGTGTGGATACAGTGAGTTCAAGTCAAAAGAAACCACCCAGTCATACTTACCAGGCTTGGGTTCTTTCACATACGCACCAGCATACTTTTCATCCTTCTTATTACGATCCTTTTGTGGGATCACAATATTTTTCTTCTTAAGATAGTTGTAGATGATTGCATCCCATGTGCGAACTTGGAAAGCAACGTCACTAAAGTTTATCTTGGCATCATATGCTCGAGTACAACATAGATCAATCAACTTGAGTTTATCCTCAAGACGGTCAACCAGTTCCACGTCAACGATGTTGTAATCTACAAACTTCTGCCAGTTCTTTGTATAGAACTCACGGAATGTATCGAACTCACTGTGATCCAACTTCTGTTGACCGAGTTCCATCATGGCAATATGATCCAATCGGAAACTCTCTTGGTTAGGAGTTGCAGGGGATTTCTTGTATAGATCAAGATAATCAATAATAGAGATGCCTGCAAGATCATATGAGATGTTATCTCGACCAGCAATCTTGATTTCGTTCTTACGAACCACACCCCAAGGAGAGAACTTCTTAGTCATCTTCTCACCCATAAGTCGTTCTACCCTACCTACAAGGTAAGGGATATCATACAGTTCACAGTTCCACCCTGTAATGACCTCAGGCGTGTGTTTCTGCCACCAGTCTAGGAATGTATAGATCAGACCTTCCTCGTTATGGCAGTCAATATATGAGTAGTTCTTTCTGTTCGGATTGGTCTGGTATGGACGTGATCCGAAGGTAGTAATTCTTTTGGTATTATAATCTTGTACGGTGATTAGAAGTAATTCTTCTGCACAATTAAAAACATCGGGGAATCCACTCTCTGCGGCAACCTCGATGTCAATAGTGATTAGATTAATTTTGCTCAGGTCAAACTTGATCTCATCTTCTGGGTAATTCTCAGAGATATATTGATGAACATACCTTTCATTACCGTAGATGTTGAAGTTTTGAACGGCAGAATATTTGTCAATAAACTCCCTACAATCTTTGATAGTGCCAGGTTTTACTGGTTCTACACGTTGACCATCAAGGGTCTTCCACTTACTTCTTTTCTTTGTAGGCACATAAAAGGTAGGATGAAACTCCTCCCTGTCACTAAAATGTCTCCCATTGTCGTATCCTCTGACCAGCATACTGTTGCCGATCTGGAAAACATTAGTGTAGAATTTCATGCGGTTGCCAGTTTCAAATACGAATCAATAAGTTCTCGGTGGGGTTCCACCAACGTTACTATCTTATCAGATGATATCATAATTTCAATATCATCTGTCACTTTCTTTAACCACGGTGACATTTCCTCACCGTCTAGTTGGTAAGGCGACACCAGTTTACAATTTGGATCTCCTATATCAACAGCAGCGACTTCCTCTACTCCTGAGATTAGGACATCTCCACTAACTAGGACTAGAATCTTTACTTCCTGTTCCATAAATCTTATTCTCGTAGGATTGTTTGACCATTGGTTTTGGTTCTACTATCGCAACAACCCAGCTAGGATCAATCGATATCTTTTTCTCATCAGACAAAGGCATCCAAGGATAGTATTGCACACTGTACTGTGTTTCAGTCTCCTCTTTTCCTTCAGTAAGCATCACAGGTGCTTCAACCAACTTACAACAGTAAGCGTTTTCAAGAACTACAAAGATGGGTTTGTCATCCGCATCAACAAGTTCCTTTACATCTGCGATGACTTCTTCATTAGATTTAAGTAGTACCAGTTTGACGGTCATTGCACCAGTATATAGTTTGCAAAGCGGATACTCAGAATCGAACTGAGGACAAGAGGTTGGAAACCTCGTATTTTACCATTAAACTACATCCGCATGGGGGAGGAGGGAATACTTCGTACCCTCAAGTTATGGGAATCGCTAAAGCGAAAATTAGTGCATAACAACAATGGTTCCCTTGGTTCGGGTTCACTTCCTTTAGGGAAGGCGAGTACCACCTCTAACCATTTACATTACCCCGCCTAATTCCAACAGGGTTATTCAGTCACTCCCATGTTAAGTTCGTCAACTCAACAAATACATTATAGTATCAAGTGGGGATCATGTCAACCCTTTTGAATATATCCATTTTCAATTAACCATTCCTCTGTCATAGGAGTGGGATCATAGTCTTCCCACATTTTACCACGAGCACAAGATTGAAGTGCCTCAAGAGTCATACCACCAGTCTTCCCTGCCCAAAAGGCTTCTTTCTCCCAAGGGATTGCATGTGGTGTTGCCCTATAAGTATTAGAAGCAATGTCTTGCCAGATCTGAGGAACCTTTTCCTCATCCATAATAATCGCAATCATATTATTTTTGATTGTCCCTGCCATACAATCTTGTGCAGCGTGCCATCCCTCATGACGAACAACACTCATGAGTACATGTGGGCGATGCACATAAGTTTTATTAAGATAGAAGTGATTACTTACAGTGTGATATACACCTCTATGTCCTACTGGGAAATATTTCTCATCTGCAAGATGAACATCTACACCAATCTGACCAAAAGCCATCATGATCTCATCAAATTCATCATCAACATTATCCCAATCAGAGTCAGGAAATGCTGCACGAAGATCACCAGAAGAATAGATACGCTCTACACCATCTGTACACTCTTTCAAGAGCATACAACCCATGGCATCCATAGTGTAATATCCTTTGGTGGGTTCAGCTAGTGCTGGTATGGATAATGAGGCCGCGGCCATCAAACCCATAATCAATCTTTTCATACCAAACTCTCAAAATACTACTATAACAAAGAAAAAATATATTATCCCCTTTCTCTAGGATTTTTTAATCTCCATGGTCCTGATTTGAAAACATCCAAGCAAACCCACTTAGCATAGTGGATACCACGGTAACAGAGAAAAGCAAAGACCTTCTCTGGATTGTGTTTTTCTGGATCGTATTCTGGGATTTCTCTTGGTTCCCATGTAAGTTTTAGCATGATCTTTACCTCCTGTAACAATATTTAGGAGGTAATGTTAAAAAATGCAAACATTACATAAAGATTTAATAAGTGCCAAAGAAAAACCCCTCCAAAGGAGGGGCGATCCATCTCGAACTAATACTATTTATAGGTAGTCTTTCCGTGCATGGTGTTCTGGAACTACTTTGCCCAGTTTAATTGTGAGAAGTCCATCTGCAAAATTTACATCCTTAACTGTAATGTCTTCTGACAATGCCCAGGCTCTCTGGAAAGATCTCTGAGCCAAACCTCTGTGTAG